ATGCCCACCCCGAGCCCGTATACACACCGCGACGGCTCCAGGTCCTGGCGGGTGCGCGTGCGCTACCGGGGCCGGCAGACCTCCGAGACCTTCGCCACCCTCGCCGCCGCCAAGATCTTCTGCTCCGACGTCGAAGGCCGCGGCGTCGAGTACGCCATGCGGATGCGCGAAGAGGAGGACCGCGAGAACCTGCGCGGCCGCACCCTCGACCAGGCCGTCGACGCCTACCTCGACTGGAAGGCCGCCCGGGTCCGCTCCGACCGCACCATCAAGGACTACCGGCGCCGCTACGAGCTCGCCATCCGGCCCGCCCTCGGCTCCATGCCGCTCGCCGCGATCACCGAGGACGACGTCAGCCAGTGGGTCGACGACGTCCTCACCGGCAAGGTCGGCGCCCGCACCCTCATCGTGGACGGGCAGCGCACCCAGGTGCCGCTGCACCCCAAGAGCATCGCCGACCGGCACGCCCTGCTGCACTCGGTCATCAAGTACGCCATCAGCCGCAAGTGGACCGACACCGACCCGTGCGCCGCCACCGACCTGCCCAAGCGCACCCGCAAGCCACCCAAGGGCCTGCGCCCCGCCGAATGGCAGGCCCTGCACGCCGCCCTGCGCCAGATCGACCCGGACGCCGCCGACCTCGCCGAGTTCATGCTCGGCACCGGCTGGCGCTGGGGTGAGGCCACCGCCCTCACGACCTACGACGTCGAGGACGACGGACGGAACATGTGGGTGACCGTCACCCAGGTCATGCGCCGCAACGCCCAAGGCCGGGCCGTCGCCGTGCAGGACGCGAAGTCCGCGGCCGGTGAGCGGCGCGTCAGCCTCGACCCCGGCATCGCCGCCACGGTCCGGCGCCGCGTCGCCGCCGCCCGGCCCGGCTCGCTCGTCTTCACCACCGGCACCGGCGCCGCCTGGCACCACTCGCACTTCCGCTCCCGCGCGTGGGAGCCGGCCGTCGACCTGGCGAACCTGGCCCGGCGGCCCACCCCGCACTGGCTGCGGCACACCCACGTCGGATGGATGGTGCTCGCCGGGGCGAACCTGCCCGAGCTGCAGTCGCGGATCGGGCACGCCTCGATCAGGACGACCATCGACGTCTACGGCCGGATGGTCACCGACGTCTCCGGCACCGCCCTCACCGCGTTCTCCGCGATGCGCCAGCTGGCGCCGGGCGGGCCGGCCGCGATCGAGGCCGACGGGCCCGCCGAGCCCTGAGCCGTCAGCGCGCCCCGTCCGAGACCCGCCCCCGACGCCACTGCTCGAGGCTGGCCACCCCGCGCCGGCGCCGGCCGTTCAGCTCCTCCAACGCCTCACGCCGGCCACACGCCCGGCCCGCCTCCCACACGTCCGACACCGACCGCTGCGCCCGGTCGTTGACGATCGCGAACGTCCCCAGCGCCGCGATCGCCAGCGCGAACTGCGTGGCCTGCGCGCCCGGGTCCCAGCCGCCCGGCACGATCCCCAGCCCGGCCACCGCCCACGCGACGCCCGTCACCACCCACAACGCAACCTTCGCCGACATTCCCACCGCGCACACTCTTCCCGGACTCACCCCCCCCCCCCCCGGGTCCCTGATGATCAAGGAGGGGATTGGGGCAAATCGTAAGTGTCCATCCTGACAATGGCAGCCCGAGTCTCATCTCAGCCGGCTCGCCCGGCCTTCCTATTGGGGGCGGCATCACGCACCCCCGACGGCGAGACGGGCCGCGCCGGCGGCAGGTGCCCGGTGTCCCGCAGCATCGCGTCCAGCAGGTCCTGGTACGGAATGCCCGTCACCCGCGAGACCCGCCGCAGCCGGTCCGCCTTGATCGTGCCCGAGTGCCGCATCCACTGACTGACCAGGCCCCGCGAGACCCCGAAGTCCTTCGCCAGCCGCGCCATCGACGGCGGGTAGGGATGCGACTCCATCCACGCCTGCAGGACCCGGCCGAACTCGCCGAGCTCGCCCTCTTCGACCACCGTGCTGCTCCTGTTCTGTGCTCATGGACACCAGTGTCACCAGCGCTCGACACGCCCGCAACCAGCCCGGACACCGCCCGCCCACTACTAGTGGACACCAACGCTACCGGAACGAATCGGACACATAACCGCAGGTCAGGCGCACGCTGCGGAAAAACAACGGTGTAACTCCTTGACAGAATGGACACCGGCACGCGACTCTTGTCGAGCAATACTGGACACAACGACCATGGGAGGTATACGGTGAAGCAGACAAGACGGACACCACCGAAGGAGGTTTGGATGGTCCTCACGGAAGAGGGACGTAAGCGCCTGCTGACCCTCATGCTCATCCACGACAAGATGGGCCGCCGCAAGCTGGCCGAGATCGCCGGCTGGCAGGCGCACTCCTACGCGAACCGGCTGCTGCGCGGCGAGGTCAAGACCCTCAAGCCCGACGCCGCCGTGCGGATCGCGAACTACTTCCAGGTGCCCATGGAGGATCTTTTTTTGTCCCGCGTGTCCACCGACGCCGCACAGACCGCCGACCGTCACACTGCAAAGCGCCCGGCATGACTACCGCCTACGCCTCGCTCATGACGAGCGACGACATCGCCGCCCGGTTCCACATGACCCGCCAGCAGGTGTCCATCCTCTGCCGCACCGGCGAGCTGCGCGCCTCCAAGGTCGGCCGCCGCTGGCTCGTCGACCCCGCCGACATGCAGGCCTACCTCGACGAGCGCGCCAACCGCACCCGCCGCCAGCGCCGCCGCCGCGCGGCCTGACCTACAGCACGACCCCAGAAAAGCCGGAGCCCGGCTCCACCGACAAGCAGAAACCGGGCTCACGAACTAAGGAGCAGTGTCCCATGACCACGAAGGTCAACACCAGCACCATCGCGGCGACCGAGCTCGTCGCCCGTCTCGCGAAGATCGCCACCATCGTCGACCTCGCTGAGGTCGAGCCCTTCAACCTCAGCGTCTCCTACGCGGGCGGCGTCACCGTCCAGTGCCGGACCGCCGTCGACGTCGACGAGGTCATGTCGTTCCTCGACGACGCACCCGCCCCCTACGAGTCCGGCCGCACCCTCTACACCCGGTGGGGCACCTTCGACGAGGTCGTCAGCGTCCAGGTCTACGGGCCGCCGCACGCCAAGGTCTGCTACTGCGGCGCCCCCTGCGACCACAAGGCCGGTGCGCGATGACCCCCACGCAGCCCACTCAGGGCCTCGACTGGCTCGAGCTCGTCCACGCTGGGACCTCCGACCGGCACAAGCCGACCTTCCGGCAGCTGATCGACGAGGGCCTCACCAGGCCTGCCATCGAGACGCTCCTCATCGCCCGCGACGGCATCTCCGCCGGATGCACGGCCATCCAGGTCGCCGACTACCTGCGCCTCTCGCAGCAGGCCTACCCGATCGCCGTCGAGGACGTGTGGCCGGACGGCACCCCCGAGCACTGGACCTGCCAGCACGCCGAGTGGTTCCAGGGCCGCGCCCCGTTCTGCACCGACTGTGGCATCGCCCAGACGGCGGTGGCGTGATGACCACCGGCATCCAGGTCGAGCGCATCCTCGACCGCGACACCCAGCACGTCCAGCTCGCCCTCGACCCCGAGCAGATCGTCGACGGCCTCGCCCGCGCACTGAAGAACCACCACATCTACCTCACCCTGCTCCTGCAGGCCGACCCCGCCACGAAGCGCGACGCCCGAGCCCGGCTCGTCCGCGCCCTGTCCGCCGACGCCCTGTCCGTCACCCTCGAGCCGGCCGACGCCCGCGCCGTCTCCGAGGAGCTCGACGTCGCCGCCCGCGAGGCCTACCCGTGCACGGTCGGGCACTGCGAGTCCCTCGCCGACGAGGACTACTGCCCGGCCCACGAGGACGCCAAGGGCGGGCATGCGAGGTGGTCCGCGTGAGCGCCGACCTGCTGCGCGAGGCGGCCAAGGTGCTGCGTGAGCGCGCCGAGGCTGCGACGCCCGGACCGTGGCGCTGGGAGCAGGTCCGCGAAGACCTGCCCTACCTCGTGGGCCGCGGTGGCAACCCGGCGACCTACGCCTACGACACCGAAGTGATCGAGGCCAACCACTCCGGCGAGTGCGGATGCAGGTCCGCCTGCTACCTGGGGCTCGAGGTCGCACACGCCGACCGGGACTACATCTCGACGATGCACCCCGGCGTCGGACTCGCCCTCGCGAACCTGCTCGACTGGCACGTCACCTACTGGTCAGACGCCAAGGACGGCCCGTGCGAGGCGCTGTGCGGCCACGGCGACTGCGAGGAGACCCGCCGCATCCTCCCGATAGCCCGCCTGATCCTCGGCGGTGAGTCGTGATGCTCACCCTCCTGGCGTTCGTCGCCCTCGTCGCCTTCATCTTCTGGGTGATGTGCGTCATCGGCGACCGGCCCACCCGCGAGCAGGCCGAGACCCTCGCCGCCTGGACCCGCCAGCCCTGCGACTGCAGCGGCTGCCCCTACCTCGGATGGATACCCGTCACCCGCCGCGACACCGGCGAGCTCATCCTCGTCTGCTCCGGCGACTACGCCGACGGCCAGCTCCGCGGGTGGTGGACCGCGTGACCGCCACCCTCATCCCCACCCTGTCCCCCGGCTCCCCCGAGTGGGCCAAGCGCATGAGCGCCTCCAAGGTCGCCGCCGTCGTCGGCCACTCCCCCTACGAGTCCCGCTTCTCCCTGTGGCACAAGATGTCCGGCAACCTCGACTGGGACGACGGCGAGAACGCCGACGAGAAGAAACGCGGCCACTACCTCGAGCCCGCCCTGCGGCAGTGGTTCCGCGACCAGCACCCCGACCTGCGCGTCGAACGCACCGGCACCTGGGGGCGCGACCTCCTCTCGTGGCAGATCGCCTCCCCCGACGCACTCGTCGACGACGACGACATCCTCGAGTGCAAGACCTCCACCAAGGACTGGGAGTGGGGCGAGGCCGGCACCGACGAGGTCCCCGTCTACTACGACGACCAGGCCCAGTGGACCCTGCTCGTCACCGGCCGCCGCCGCTGCTACTTCTCCGTGCTCACCTCCTTCATGGAGTTCCGCGAGTACGTCGTCGAGGCGAACCCGCAGAAGCAGGCGTGGCTCGTCACCGAGGCCGACGCGTTCATGGCCTCCCTCGGCCGGCACACCCCCTCGATCGACGAGCACGACGCCACCTACCGCGCCATCCGCAAGCTGCACCCCGACATCGAGGACGCCGAGGTCGAGATCGACCTGAGCCTCGCGCTCGAGTACGCCGCCGCGAAGGCCGCCAAGGACGACGCCGAGACCGCCTACCGCGGCGCCGCCGCCCAGATCGCGCTCGAGCTCGGCAACGCCCGGGTCGCCAAGACCCCGACCGGGCTGACCGTCGCCTACCGCAAGGCAGGCCGCGGCGGCTCCACCCCGTACCTCAACCCGGCTCGCGGGCTCACCGCGACCTTCCTGTCTGAAAGGCACGCATCATGACCGCCGTCGCACGCACCGAGCAGCCCGGCACCCCCGCCGCGCTCGTCCAGCAGTACCAGGGCGACTTCGCCGTCGTCCTGCCCAGCCACATCAAGCCCGAGACGTGGTGCCGTGTCGCCATCGGCGCGCTGCGCCGCGACCGGAACCTCGAGGCCGCCGCCCGCGCCAACCCCGCCTCCTTCCTCGGCGCCCTCCTCGACGCGGCCCGCCGCGGCCTCGAGCCCGGCACCGAGCAGTACTACCTCGTGCCGCAGAAGGTGAAGGGCCAGATGCAGGTCCGCGGCCAGATGGGCTACCAGGGCGTCGTCGAGCTCATCTACCGCGCCGGCGCCGTGTCCTCCGTGATCGTCGAGGTCGTCCGCGAGAACGACAAGTTCTCCTACGTCCCCGGCCGCGACGACCGCCCCACCCACGAGATCGACTGGTTCGGCAAGGGCGGCCGCGGCGAGCTCCTCGGCGCCTACGCGTACGCCGTCATGAAGGACGGCGCCACCTCCAAGGTCGTCATCCTCAACCGCGACGACATCAACCGCGCGAAGGAGTCCTCGCAGGGCGCGAACAGCGCCTACTCGCCGTGGAAGAACCACGAGGAGGCGATGTGGCTCAAGACCGCCGCGCACCGCCTCGCGAAGTGGGTGCCGACCTCGGCCGAGTACATGCGCGAGCAGCTGCGCGCCGTCAAGGCCGTCGAGGCAGAGCAGGCCGGACAGGCCATGCCCGGAACGATCGGCGCCGTCCGGGACCAGCCCGTCACCGAGCCGGTCGCCGAGACGAAGCTCGAGCAGGCCGCGGACCCGCACGCCGGTGAGGAGTTCCACGCCGACGAGGTCACCGGCGAGGTCATCGAGGAGCAGGACCCGCCCGCCGCCGGCTACGCCGCCTACGACCCGACCGCAGACCCGACCACCGAGCCGGACTGGTGACCGACATGTCCTGGCACACCGGGCGCCTCGCGCTCTTCGACCTCGAAACTTCGGGCGTCGACCCGCACCGCGACCGCATCGTCTCCGCGGCCGTTATCGAGGCTGGGGGCGGCTACAAGACCATCACCCGCTCCTGGCTCATCAACCCGGGCATCGACATCCCGCAGGCTGCGACCGCCGTGCACGGCATCACCACCGAGCGCGCCCGCTTCGAAGGCCGACCGGCCGCGGACGCCGTCAAGGAGATCGCCGTAGACCTGCTCTCCTGCGTCGGCTCCGGCCTGCCCATCGTCGGCCACAACGTCGGCGGCTACGACCTCACGCTGCTGCATGCCGAGCTCGTCCGCCACGGCCACAAGCACCTCGCCGCTTCCTTCGCCGGCATCGCCCCCGTCGTCGACACCATGGTCCTCGAGAAGCACCTCGACCCGTACCGCCCCGGCAAGCCCAACGGCCGCCGCCCCGACGACGCGTGCGGCCCGCACACCCTCATCGAATGCTGCCGTCTCTGGGGCATCCCCCTCACCGAGGACGACGCGCACGGCGCTGAGGCCGACGCCCTCGCAGCCGGCCGCCTCGCCTGGCGCCTCGCCACCCAGCCCGACCGGTTCGCCCAGTTCGACGGGCCCCGCGGCGTCGACCGCATCAACCCCGCCCAGTGGCCCCTCGACAAGCTCCACGCCTGGCAGGCCGACACCTACGCCAAGTCCGCCGCCTCGTTCCAGGCCTACATGTGCGGCGAGCAGCGCAAGAAGCCCGACGAGGTCGACCCCACCTTCGTCGCCCGCACCCAGTGGCCGGTCTGCGACCTGCCCACTGAATGGGCGCCCGACCAGCTCCCCACCCCCGCACCCGAGAAGGAGGCCGTCGCGTCATGAGCCGTCTCACCTTCACCGTCAACGGCATCCCCGGCGCTCAGGGATCGAAACGAAGCCTCGGCAACGGCGTCATGGTCGAGGCCAGCCGCAAGGTCAAGCCCTGGCGCTCCGACGTCAAAGCCGCCGCCGAAGCCGCACACCTCGCCTCCGACGAGTGGGACCGCGCCACCGGCGCCGTCGGCGTCCAGATCACCTTCCGGTTCGCCCGACCAAAGAGCCACTACCGCACCGGCCGCAACGCCCACCTCCTCCGCGACGACGCACCCATCTACGTCACCAGCCGCGGCGCCGGCGACACCGACAAGCTCGTCCGCTCGACAGGCGACGCGCTCACCGCGGCCGGCGTCATCGCCGACGACTCCCTCATCGTCGCCGTCCACGCCTTCAAGGTCTACGCCGCCAGCCACGAGGCCCCCGGCGCCGACATCGAGCTCTACACCGTCCGCAACACCGCCGCCCCAGCCCTCGCGCCCGTCTACCGCGGACAGGCGGTGAGCTGAATGCCCGAGCTCACCCGTCGCGCCTCATCCATCGTCGCCGACCTCGAGACCTGGCTCGCCGGCGGCAAGCCGAAGTACCCGGCCATCGCTGCCGCCCACGGGTGGCCGAACGTCGCGGCCGTCCGCGACAGCATCGCCGCGCTCAAGCCGCTCGGCGACCTCACCGTCACCTTCGACATCCCCGAGAAGGAATCAGCCATGCCCCAGCCAGCCCCGACCCCACCCCAGCCGCGACCGAACGCCGGGCAGACGATGACGATGCTCCCCGACCGCCCGCAGGACACCATCGCGAACCTCCTGGCCGCCGCGCACCAGCACGACAAGCCCGCCATCCGCAAGCAGGCCGAGAAGATCGACACCTTCCTCGCCCGCCTCCGCACCGACATCAAGGCCGACCGCGAGGACGCCGTCCGCCGCAAGGAGATCGCCGACCTCAAGGCTCGCCTCGCCCAGCTCGCAGGCAAGAAGCCCAAGGCCGGCACCGTCACCAAGGGCGAGTTCCGCTGCGCCACCTGCGACTCCGCCTTCGACACCAAGCAGGGCGTCACCCTGCACCACACCCGGGTCCACTGGGAGTCGGCGTGACCGGCCGGCCCCGCAACCCCGAACGCACCACCCGCGACTGCACCCACCAGCACGCCAACCACCAGCACGGCACCGTCCTCGCCTACGTCAACGACTACTGCCGCTGCACCCCCTGCACCAACGCCAACAGCGCCTACGTCACCAACCGCCGCAAGCAGATCGCCTACGGCCGCTGGGGCACCCACTTCACCGACGCCACACCCGCCCGCGAACGCATCGAGCTCCTCCGCGCCTCCGGCATGGGCATCCGCACCATCGCCGCCCGCACCGGAGCCTCCACCGGCTCCATCCAGGGCCTGCTCTACGGCGAGAAGGGCTCACCGCCCGCCACCCGCATCACCGTCACCACCGAACGCCGCATCCTCTCCGTGCGCCCCGACCTGGACCTGCTCGCCGACGGCGCCATGATCGACGCCACCGGCACCCGCCGACGCCTGCAAGCGCTCGTCGCGACCGGCTGGACCCAGAAGCGCCTCTCCCGCGAGCTCGGCTGCACCTCCCAGCACGTCGCGCACCTCCTGCACTACCAGGGCAAGACGACCGCCGCCAACGCCAAGCGCATCCGCGACCTCTACGACCGGCTCTGGGCCACCCCGCCCACGCCCGCTAACCGGTGGGAGCAGGGCGGCATCCGCCGCGCCCTCGACACCGCCGCCGCCCACGGATGGGCTCCGCCGCTCGGGTGGGACGACGACTCGATCGACGACCCGGCAGCCACCCCCGACACCGGCACCGAGCAGCGCCCCGGAGGCGGACGCAGCCAGGACGCCCTCATCGAGGACATCACCGACCTGCTCACCTTCGACCCGCTCGCCACTGCCGAGCACCTCGCGCACCGCCTCGGCTACCGCGACCGCTCCGGCATCCAGCTCGCCCTCAAACGCGCAGGCCGCCAAGACCTGCTCGACCAGCTCGCCCGCAACGCACGACTCAACCAAGAAGGGACGGCGGCATGAGCCCATCGGCCGAGAAGTACGACCTAGCCGTGCACCACGACCCGCTCTTCCCCGCTCCCGACAGGGGGGGGTCCAGCGAGCAGGGCTCGACTCGAAATCGCAGCATCCCCAGCGTCGCTCGCGGCAAGTGTCCTGACTGTGCCAGCGAGAAGACGATTGGGCTCATCAAGCAGGGCACGCACCTCGCCTGGCGGCACCACACGCGACGCACGCTCTCGGGCGCCGTTCTCGAGTGTCGAGCCTCCGGCGTGCACCTCTGCGACGCCCCGGCTCGCCCCGAGCCTGGCGTGACAACCCCTCGGTGCCGCTGTGGCACCACCCCCTCGTCGTGACCTGAACCCCTGCAGGTCCGACCGCTCCGCACCCCCCGAGCGGAGCAGCCCGCCGCGCGCACCCTCCCCAGCGCGCGGCGGGCACCCCCCACCCAGAACCACACGAGAGGCCCAGCCCGTGAGTGACCCAGAGGAGATGGCGGCCGAACAGGCACCCAGCCACACCGCCCTCGCCGAGCGGGCCGTCATCGGAGCCATGCTCCTGTCCCCCGCCGCCATCGACGACGTCACCGAGCACGGCCTCACCGGACGCGACTACGCCTCACCCCGCAACGAGCTCATCCACGACGCCATCACCGCCCTACACCACGCCGGAACCACCGCCGACGCCGTCACCGTCGCCGACCGCCTCGGCGCCGACCTGCACCGCGCCGGCGGCCTGTCCTACCTGCTCGACTGCTCCAACCACGCCCCCATCCCCGCCGCCGTCATCCGCTACGCCGACATCGTCCGAGCCGCCGCCCACCTGCGCGCCGTCGACGCCGCCGCCACCCGCATCCACCAGGCCACCCAAGACCGCACCACCGAGCACGACGTCCTCGAGCTCATCAACACCGCCCGCGACGAGCTCGACCACCTCGCCACCGCAGACGCCCACACCATCCCCAACCACGAAGCCGTCTACGCCGCCATCGAAGACCTCGAAGCCTCCCCCGGCATCCCCACCCCCTGGGACTACCTCACCAACGTCATCGCCGGCTGGAAACCCGCCTGCCTCTACCTCATCGGCGCCCGACCAGCCGTCGGCAAGTCCGTCGCCGGCAACGCCATCGCCCTCGACGTCGCACGCCGCGGCCAGACCGCCATGATCTTCTCCCTCGAGATGAGCCGCGGCGAGCTCTACCACCGCCTCTTCGCCAACGCCGGCTCCATCGACATGACCCGCATCCAGCACCGCACCCTCAAACCCCAAGACTGGGAACGGCTCGCCACCACCGCCGCCCACATCGCCGAGCTACCCCTCGTCGTCGACGACCGCACCGCCCTATCCCTCGCCCAGATCCGCGCCGCCATCAAAGCCGAGCAGCGCAAGCACCAGGTCGGCATCGTCGTCATCGACTACCTCCAGCTCATCGCCCCACCCGCCGGCACCCCACGCGACGACCGGCGCGTCCAGGTCGACGCCATCAGCCGCGGCCTGAAGAACCTCGCCAAGGACTGCGACGTGCCCATCGTCGCCCTCACCCAGCTCAACCGCGGCCCCGAGTCCCGCGCCGACAAGACCCCCACCCTCTCGGACCTACGCGAAGCCGGCGGCCAAGAGCAGGACGCCGACGTCGTCCTGCTCATGCACCGCGACATCACCGGCAAGGACACGCCCCCCACCGAGCTCAAGCTCATCGTCGGCAAGAACCGGCACGGCTCCGCCGCCGCCTTCGAGCTGTTCTTCCGCGGCGAGCACTCCCGCATCGAAGAAGCCCCCTGGTCCCCTTCCGCCCACCTCACCAAGGACGCCTCGTGACAGCCCAGCCGCACGCCCTCTACCGGTTCTACGACGCGACCGGGCAACTGCTCTACGTCGGGATCACCCTCGACCCCGGCAGCCGGTGGAAGGCCCACTCCAAGGACAAGCCCTGGTGGGGCGACGTCGCCCGGGTGAGCGTCGAGACGCACGCCAGCCGCAGCGACGTCCTCGACGCCGAGCGGGCCGCAATCATCGCCGAGAAGCCGGTCCACAACATCCAGCACAACCGCGGCGGCGCACCTGACCCGCTGGCCGCGCTGGCCCTGCCCAACGAGGCAGCCAGCATGCCCGACGACTGCCATGACTACTGCGCCAAGGCCGGCATCCACTCCGTCTACCACCCGTACCGCTGGGCCGACGGGATCGCCCACTACCGCTGCAGCCGCGGCCACTCGTGGACGTGTGGCTGGGGGCTCGTCAAGGGCTCCGGGGAGGACCTCGCCAACTTCGGAGCACCCATCTCCCAGGTCATGCTCGAGGGGGCTCGCCGATGACCTGGTTCAAGGTCGACGACAGGCTCTGGGGCCACCCGAAGTGGATGGCCCTGCCCGCCGGCGCCCGGGCCCTCTGGGTCACCGCCGGGTCCTACTGCGCCAGCAACGAGACAGACGGCCTGGTGCCAGCCGCCGTCCTGCCCATGCTCGGCGGCCGCCGCCGAGACGCCGAGATCCTGGTCGAGGCTGGCCTTTGGGATCACGCCGCGCCAGAAGTCAGCCAGAAGTCAGCCAAAGACGCGCCAAATCTCAGCCAGAAGTCAGCCACAGGACGACCTGCGGGACGCGCACGAAAGAGCACTCCCTCTGGCAGGACAGAACCTCAGGCCGACGCCTACATCTTCCACGACTGGCAGGACTACCAGCCCACAAAGGCGCAGGTCAGGGCCGAGCGGGAAGCCGTCAAGGAGCGTCAGCGCCGGTGGCGAGAGGGTCGCGCGGCGCGGCGAAACGACGGCGTTAGTAACGGCGTTACTAACGCGTCTCGTAACGGCGTGACTAACGGTGCCCCGACCCGACCCGACCCGACCCTCTCTCCCCCTACCCCCTCAGACACCGCACCTCAGGCGACCGCTCCCACCCCGGCTGACGCCGGGAGAGAGCGAGACAAGCCCAACGGCCACACCCCAGCCCGACAGCTCGCAGCCACCCTCCTGAGCATCGACCCCACCGACCCCCGCCTCGACGGACTCCCAGACATCCTCGCCAGCCACAACGTCCGCTCCCCCGCCGCATGGCTCCGCACCGCAGCCGCCAACGGCGACCTCGAAGAGCTGCTGGACACGGCCCCCGTCGACACCGACCCCTGGGCGCACCTGCCGAAGAACGTCACGCCCCCGAGCGAGGGCGTCCCGATGCCCGAGCACGTCCGCGCTGCGCTGCAAACCCCCGCTTCCGCCGCCACATCAAAAGCCGCACCAGCCCCAGCCGACACCACCGGAAGGACCCACCGATGAACGAGCACAGCGACCGCGACCAGTCCGAGGAGCCCGTCGACCTGACCGGCTTCGAGGACGCCTACGCCAACGCGCCACACGCCGACGACGAGCGGGTCCATAGGTACACCGAAGCCATGCTCGCCGCCGAGCATCCCCACGGCTACGTCCCATGCATGGATGAGGCTCGCAGCATCGCCCGCGCCGTCATGGACGTGGCGGACGCCGAGCAGGCCGAACTGCGGGCCGAGGTCACGAAGTGGCGGCTCTTCGCTCACGGAGAGACGATCCGCACCGAGGCTGCCGAGCGTGCGCTGGCCGTCGAGCGGGCCAAGGTGGCGCGAGTCGAGGCGCTACGAGATGAGTGCTCCGGTCAGCACGGGCAGTGCTGGAACTCCATCTTCGCCCGTCGAATCGACACCGCGCTGGCCGGTCCCGATCCCGAGGCGACCGAGGTCGTCCACATGTGCCCGCCCGGCGACGAGGCCCTGACGCCGTGCTGCGGCAAGTCCCCGTTCGAGCTGCCGCTGTTCTCCAGCCGGATGACTGTGGACCGGTCCCTGGTCACGTGCAAGGGCCGGCCCCGTGCCCGCGCCTGACTGCCGCCGCGCGATCGGCCTGCGCTGCTGGACCTGCCCCCTCAACACCTGCCGACACCTCAAGGAGACACCCCGTGGCTGACCAGAGCATCTACGCCGACGCCGCGTCGCTGACGATCGCTGACCCCAGCAGGCAGCCGAACCCGAAGCCGTGCCCGGACTGCGGGAGAACGCACCTGAACGGCGAACACATCATCGTCAGCGTTCCCCAGCCCGAGCCCCATGCGGTCCGAGTCGCATGGGAGGGCTGCGTCGACTGCTGGCTGCTCAGAACCCAGCCCGCCACACCAAGCGAGGAGCCGAAGTGAGCAACAACCCCATCGAGCCCCGCGCCGACCTGCGCGGCTTCGCCAAGGAGCTGCGCCAGATGTTCGTCGCCCTCACCAACGAGGGCTTCACCGTCCAGGAGGCACTGACCATCATCGGCACGATCCTCGCCGCAGGCATGGGAGGCCAGAAGTGACCCACCCGCACCACCCCGCCGCCGCCACCCTCACCGAAGTCGCCGCCCGCTGGCCCGACCTCGCCGAAGCCCGCCACAAAGGCACCCACCGCACCGGGCACACCACCTACCGCCACCCCGACACCCTCGAACCCGGCGAAGGCCTCGGCTCTATCCCCGCCCCCATCCACCTCGACATCCTCGACGCCATGGCCACCATCCTCATGTGGGCCGACCTCCTCCACGAACAGGTCGCCCAAACCGTCGGCCACCCCCGACTCCCCCACCCGTCCTCGGCCGGCGCCGACCCGCGCCCCTACCTCGCCTACGTCATCGAGCTGCTCGACGAGGCCGTCGACACCCGCCCCGCCATCGGCGAGGAAGCCACCGCCCAGGCCGACCGGATGAAGTCGCTGCTGCTGTCGAAGCTCGGCGAGGTCTACGATGGGCAGACGCTCGACGCCGTCTGCCCGTTCTGCGTCGGCCAGACCTTCCGCCGCCCCGCCGGCGAACGCACCATGCGGGTCCGGCTGGTCGACTCGCGGCTGCGGGAGGGCGCGCACGAGTGGGTGATCGTGTGCGAGAACCCGGACGGGTGCCGCCCGTTCGCGGCCGAGTGCGACATGTGGGTGCGGGGCCGCCCGGCGTGGCCGTGGTCGCAGTGGGAGTGGCTCGCGGCGCGCCTACTGCCCGCTCGGGCGGCGTGAGCGAGAGGATGGGCGACATGAGCGCCCCGTACGAGTGGATCGTCGGCTTCCTGGATGCCCGCTACGAGGAACATCAGCGGCACATCGTTGCCCTGGACGACGGGTGGTGCAGCGAATGCGGCGGCTCCGACCCGGAGTGGGAACGCCGCGACCTGCTGGCCAAGCGCTACATCCTCGGCGAGTTCCAGCACGCGCTGGAGCAGGAGCGCGTCAGTGACGACGCCGACATGCAGTGGCTGGCCAAGATCGCGACACTCGAGCCCGTCGTGCGCCACCTCGCCGCCGTCTACGACTTCCACCCGGACTACCGGCAGGAGTGGAAGCCGTGACCGTGTTCGACCGTCATGGACTGCCCCACCTCGACCCGCCATGGGAGCCGCCGTCGTGCGCGCTCAGGCTCGAGCCGTACGCGGCCGAGACCGGCCCGAAGCCGCCGCCCGACCACTCGTGGCTGTTCGAGCTCCAGCGGCCCGAGCACGTCTTCCGGCACCTCGCCGCCCTCTGCGTGGCCGTCGCCGGTGTCGCGTGCGTGACCTTCGCCGTCCTGCTCGCCGCGGTCTACGCCGTCTAGGCCTCTGTCGACCGTTGCTAGACACGCCGTCGCGTCCTGCTTGACAGATTTCGGGGGGCTGTGGATAAATACCCCTAGCGACGCTTTTACCTCAAAGCGTCATGGCCCTGCGAGTGTCTCGCGGGGCCTTTCCGCTACCCCCATACCCCCGCCGCCGTCCAGCGCACCACGGCCGCCTCGAGCGGCATGCCCCGGAGCGAGCAGCGGGACCACCGTCCGGCGCACGTAGGAGGGTCCACCCTGCGCGTGCCGGCGCACCCCTCGGCCGCTCGGCTCGGCGCAGTACGTGAGCGGCCACCGCCGGACGCAGAGCGCCGGCTCAAAGCCCAGGAGACCCCACGCCACACCGGGCCCAGACCTCCCGGGAGGCGCCATGCCCGCACGGCTGCTGCTCCCGCGTGACCGCTGCGACCGGTGCGGCGCGCAGGCCTACACCGAATGGCAGGGCCCGCACCCCGACCTCGGCACCTTCTCCTTCCCGCTGACCCTGTGCGCCCACCACGACCGTGAGCTCGCGCCGCAGCTCGAAGCGAAACGGTGGGAGCGCACCGTCGACGAGCGGGACCTGCTCGCCCCGACCCCCGCACCCGCCTGACCGAGGACCGACCCGTGACCTACCCCTCCAAGCTCACCCCCGAACGGCACGCCAAGATCGTCCGCGACCTCGCCGACGGCGCCTACGCCAACGTCGCCGCCCTCGCCAACGGCGTCAACGACCGCACCTACCGCGACTGGGTCCGCCGCGGCACCGACGCCCCCCTGACCGAGGACGGCGACCCCGTCAACCCCGACGACGCCCGCTACGTCGCGTTCGCCCACGACGTCCGCCAGGCCGAAGCCGAAGCCGAGATGCGCGCCATCACCCGGATCAAGAAGGCCGCCGACGACGGCACGTGGCAGGCCGCCGCCTGGTACCTCGAGCGGAAGTACTCAGACCGGTGGGGCCGCAAGGACCACGTGCGTCAGGAGATCTCCGGCCCGGACGGTGCAGCGATCGCGGTGGAGGCCGAGGACGCCGTGATGGCGTTCCTCGACGGCCGTCATGAGCGGCTCGTGGAGGCCGGGATCGTCGCCGAGACCGACGAGGCGACTGCGGCTGAGACGCCGACTGACTGACCGCTGGGGGTGACCGTGACCGCCACCCCAGAAGCACCCGAGCAGCCAGCCCGGCCGCGGCCCATGTCCAAGGCCGACCTCATCGCCGCCCGCCCCGCCACAGAGCGCCGCACCTGGTGGGAGAGCCTCAGCGCCCACGTGCGCGAAGAGCTGCGCCGCCTCCCGTGGTGGTTCGTCCGCCGCCCCGAGCAGGCCATCCCCGCCGGCGCATGGTTCGTGTGGCTCATCCTGTCCGGCCGCGGCTGGGGCAAGTCCCGCACCGGCTCCGAGACCCTCCTCGAGTGGATGCTCGGGCTGCCCCGGATCGACGGCATCCCCACCGAGTGGGCGATCTTCGCCGAGACGAAAGCCGACGCCCGCGAGGTGTGCGTGCTCGGGCCGTCCGGTTTCGTGCGGGCGCTGGAGCGCCGCGGGCTGGTCGAGGGCCGGGACTGGGACTACAACAAGTCGATCGGCGTCATCACCCTGCTGGGCGCCTCCCCCGACCACCGCTGCCAAGGGCAGAAGCTGCACGTGCAAGGCGCCGACGACGCCGACGTCGGCCGCGGCCTCAACCTCTCCGGCGCCTGGCTCGACGAGTTCGCGAAATGGCCCTACCCGGCCGCCTCCTGGACCGAGGGCATCATGCCGGGCCTGCGGATCGGGCCGCACCCGCGCGCCGTCATCACCACCACCCCCAAGCCCATCAGCATCCTGCGCGAGTGGACGAAACGCCGCGACGGGTCCGTGCACGTCACGTTGGGCTCGACCTTCGACAACGCCGCGAACCTGTCCCGGATGGCGCTCGCCGAGTTGGCGACCCGGTACGAGGGCACCCGGATCGGGCGGCAGGAGCTGCACGGCGAGCTGCTGGACGACGTGGAGGGCGCGCTGTGGCAGCGGACCCAGATCGACGCCGACCGGCTCCTCACCCGCCCGGTCGAGCTGAACCGTGTCGTGGTCGCGGTCGACCCGGCCGTCACCTCCGGGGAGAAGGCCGACGAGACCGGCATCATCGTCGCGGGCAAGGGCGTCGACGGCAAGGGCTACGTGCTGGCGGACCGCTCGATGCGGGACACGCCGCTGACGTGGGCCACGCAGGTCGTCAACACCTACCGCGAGTTCGACGCCAACGAGGTCGTCATCGAGGTCAACCAGGGCGGCGACGCGCTCGCCGCGCTGATCCACACCGTGGATGCGACCGTGCCGGTCACGCAGGTCACGGCGAAGAAGGCGAAGCGGGTCCGCGCTGAGCCCGTCTCCGCGCTGTATGAGCAGCACCGGGTGCACCATGTGGGCCGGTTCGACACGCTCGAGGACCAGATTTGCACGTGGACGCCGGAGATGAGCGAGTCCCCGGACCGGATGGACGCGCTCGTCTACTCCCTGCTCGCCCTGTTCGAGGACTCCGGCAGCGAGGGCTTCTTCTCGGCGTTGATCGGGGCGTGCCCGGTGTGCTCGACCCCGCGCGCGAACGGGATCACGATCTGCGGGCACTGACCGCACCGACGAGGGGGGCCGGCCGTGAAGTACCTGCACACGATCCGGCGCCGGCACGTCGGGCGGGTCCTGCGCGGCCACAAGCACCACGTCGGGAAGGTCCTCAACCGGACGCACCACCGGTTCCGGCATGGCGCCTCCGGCCGACGCCACGGCCGCCTCGCCGGCCACCACTCGCGCACCGGGACCGCCGGGCACGCCGCCGCACACCACGCCGCGAGCTCGCCCGGGCACCACCGCCGCACCGGCCTGCACCACCCGCACAAGGGGCACAAGGGCCACCACCGGCCGCCCGCCCACAAGGTGCACCGCCGCAAAGGCTTGCACCACCACCACAAGGGCGTCCACGGCCACCACAAGCACGGCTACCACGTGCACCGCCGCAAGGGCCTCAAGCACAAGCACCGCGGCGTCCACGGGCACCACCGGCACCTCGCCGGGCACCACACCCACCGGCGGCACGGCTACCACCAGCACCGGCGGCGCGGCCTGCACCACCCGCACAAGGGCTCCCACCACCACCGCGCCTTCCACGGCCGCCGCCACACCACCCACCACCACCGGAGGCGCAGTGGCTAAGCAGGTCAGGCTCCAGCAGACGGGCCTCTTGAACCGGGCAGAACGCCGCGCCGCGATCCGCCACCTCACAAGGAGGCGACCGGATGGCGATGCCACCAACCGTCGTCCGCTGCCCCGGCTGCGACCGGAAAGTCCAGATCCAGCCGAAGATCACCCAGGTCGCCCTCGACGGTGACCGCCTGACCGTCACCATCGGCCCCACCACCGTCGTCCACCACTGCGACAGCCCCCCACAGCGCCTCGGCTTCGGCCCGCGGGAAGGAGCAGCCCCGTGAGCCGCAGAAACCGCCGCCAACGCCCCCGCACCGGAGCCACCAGCGGCACCGGCACGTCCGTCGTCAAGGCGAACCTGCCCGCCGGCACCATCGCCGTCCCCGCCGACGCGATCCTCGCCGCCCTCACCCAGACCACCGGCCAGCGCGACCTCACCCTCCCGGACCCGCTGCCCATCCCCACCGGCTGGGCCACCGTCCCCTTCGCACCCGGCATGCCCCTGCAGCCGCGGCCCATCAACGCCCCCGGCGACGCCGGTGTCGTCGAGCCCCGCCGCTACGACTACCCCGTCTCCATCAACCTGCCCGGCACCGACGCCCGCGCCCTCCCGTGGAAGGTGCTGCGCGACGCCGGCGACCAGGTCGACCTGTTCCGCAAGTGCATCGAGGTCCGCAAGGCCGACGTGCGCTCCCTCGGCTGGGACGTCACCATCTCCCGCCGCGCCGTCGAAGCCGCCCGCATCAAGGACCCCACCGCCTCCGACGCCGACATCGCCAACACCCTGCGCGACGAGATGTCCGACGAGATCGACCGGCTCCGGACCTGGTGGGAGATGCCCGACCGCACCAACGGCCTCGACTTCGCCTCCTGGATCTCCCAGCTGCTCGAGGAGCACCTGGTCCTGGACGCGATCGCGATCTACCCGCGCAAGACGTACGGCGGGGACCTGGCCTCCCTCGAGGTCATCGACGGCACCACCATCAAGCCGCTGCTGGACGAGCGCGGCAACACCCCGCAGCCGCCGTACCCGGCCTACCAGCAGGTCCTGGTGGGCTTCCCCCGCGGCGAGTTCACCGCCGACGCCGTCGAGGACACGGTGGAGGGTGGCACCGTCGTCCCGGGCGGGCTGCTGCGCTCCCAGCTGATCTACGAGCGCTGGAACGTGCGCACCCATACCCCGTACGGCTACTCCCCGGTCGAGCAGGCGCTCATCTCGGCGGACCTGTGGCTCAAGCGGCAGACGTGGCTGCGGTCGGAGTACACCGACGGCGTCATGCCGGCCGGGTGGATGAAGACCGACGGCGCCTACACCCCCGAGCAGATCCGCTCCATCAACATCGTCCTCAACGACTACCTGTCGGGCAACACGCGCGAGCGTCAGCGCTACCAGGTGCTGCCGAAGGGCATCGAGCCGGTCGAGAGCAAGAGCATCGAGGAGCGGTACAAGCCCGCCTACGACGAGTTCCTGCTCAAGCTCGTGTGCGGGCACTTCTCGGTGCTCCCGTCGCGGCTCGGCTTCACCCCCTCCTCCGGCCTCGGCGGCAAGGGCCACCAGGAGGGCGAGGAGGACACGCAGGAGCGTCAGGCGACCCGCCCCACCACCGAGTGGCTGGCCGCGCTCCTCACCCGCATCTCCCGCACCCACCTGCGCATGCCGGTCGAGCTGGAGTTCAAGTTCCTCGGCCTCGACGCGGAGGACGAGGCTGCCGCGGACGCGGTCGACGACGCGCGCTACCGCTCGGGCCGGATGACGCTGAACGAGACCCGGGACCGGATCGGGCAGCCCCGGTTCGACTTCCCCGAGGCGGACATGCCGATGATCGTGGACAAGTCCGGGGTGATCTTCCTCGAGGGTGAGCTGGAGCGGAAGCAGAACGCGGAGCGCCCGTTCGGGGTGGGTCCGGCGCCGACACCTGAGGGTGGCGTCCCGGCCCCTGCCGACGCTGCGCCTGGCGCTCCTGGTGCGGTCGTGCCGGACGCGGGCGGCTCGTCGGGGGACGACACCTCGGGCGCGGTCGACGAGGGCGCTTCGGAGGCTGCCACGGCCGACGCGAGCGACCCCACCAGCACGAGCGAGGCGGCGAAGGCGAAGGCCGACGAGCTCACGGCGCTGCGCCGGTTCGCCCGCAAGGGCTCCCGCGGCCGGCCGTTCATCGCCAAGCACCTCACCGCGGCGGAGGTCGACGCGCTCGGGCTCAAGGTCGATGTCATGTTCGGGGTCGACCCGCTGATGAACCCCACCGCTCCCGTGGTCGGCCTGATCCCGAAGGCCGGTGGTGCCCCGCGAGAAGCACTGGCCGGGCTGGGTCGCCCACGACACGGTGACCGCCCGGCACACACCGGACGTCACGCAGGCTTTGACTGGACTCATCCAGCACCGTGACACCGTCGCCCGGCAGGTCCTCGAGCAGGCCGGGCCCGACAGTGGCCTCACCGGGGACCTACTCGTCACCGTCGTCGCCTCCACCCTCGCCGGGCACGTCACCTGGCCGGCGCCCGGGGTGCTGCACCCGCTGATGGTCGACGGGTACGCCGCCGCCGTGCAGCAGCAGCTGCGCGACATCGCCGCCATGACGAAGCGCGAGACCACCGACCAGCCCGGGCTGCTCACCTCCCTCGACTGGTCCGGCTGGACCCCCGGCGACCCGGCCGGCGCCGCCCGGCTCCTGTCCGGGGTGCACGACGCGGAACGGCTCAACTCCCTGCTCGCCGCCTCGGACATCACGATCAAGTCCGTCGCCGCGAACCGGATGGACGAGCTCGCCCGCGTCATCGCCGCAGGCATCGGGTCCGGCGGGTCCACCTTCGACGTCACCCAGGCCATGGCCGACGTCCTCGACAACCCCGACCGGGCCGAGATGGTCGCCCGCACCGAGACGACGCGCGCCATGACGGCGGGCGCGTTCGACACCTACACCGACGCCGGGATCGAGTACGTGACCGTCCTGTCCGCCGAGGACCAGGGCGTCTGCTCCCTGTGCAACGAGAACGAAGAGGCCGGCGTCCTGTCGGTCAACGCCACCACACCGAACGGGTGGCCCCCCACGCACCCTTCGTGCAGATGCACCACGCTGCCGGCCTTCGGCCCTTAGCGCTGGGGCAGGCCGTTGACGACCGAGGCGCCACGAGGCCCGTCGGTCTGCATGCAGACCACGGGGACGCTCCAGCCCTGGCGCTGAACCTCGCGCACGTGTGTAGCGAGGGCGTCGGCAACCGCCTCCGTCAGCGGGGTTGAGCGGGTCACCCAGATCACAGCGACCTGCCAACCTGCCGCATTGAGCGCTCGCGTGCGACGTTCGAAGCGTTCAGCGTGGCGCCCTGATGCATGCCAGTCGCCACCGAATACCTCGATGGCGACCGGCTCTGCACCGAGGTCGATGTTGAAGCCGAGTACCGCCTGCTGCGCGATGGTCGCGACACCTCGCTGGCTGAGCCACTCGCCCAGCAACCGCTCGGAGTCGGAAATGCCGTGGCCGCGCGCCTGTCGCGTGATGGCCCGCCGAGCCAGTTCGTCGGCGCCCACCTTGCGGCCACGCACGGCCTCATGAGCGGCGGCTGCGAACTCACGGCGCTCTTCCGGCGTCCGCGCCTCTGCGAGGAGCCGGTTGGCCTCGGCGTTGGACCGGCGAGCCACGCCGGCGTCCCTGAGAACGCGACCGATCCCGGTTCGGCTCACCCCGTAGTCCCTACCGATGGCGGTGGGGCTCTCGCCAGCGAGGTAGCGGGCGGTCATGTCGGACACCTGCTCGGGCGTCCACAACTGTTTGCGCATCTACAAATCATATCAGACCACCAACTGCAGGTGCACGACTCTCCCCGCCTTCGGGCCGAACGGATAGGACCCAGGATGAACCTCACGCATGTCTACGTGCCGCTCACCAAGGCGGACAAGCAGGCCGACGGCACCATGCTGGTCTCCGGCCCCATCACCTCCTCCGCGCTCGACCGGGACCTGCAGGTGTGCGACCCGGACTGGCTCGACGCGGCCGTCCCGAAGTGGTTCGGCGAGGGCGGCAACATCCGCGAGATGCACACCGCGATCGCCGCCGGCAAGGCGCTGAAGTGCTGGAAGGACGACGGCGGCAAGCACTGGGTCGAGGCCCTCGTCGTCGACCCGTCCTCGGTCGCGAAGGTCGAGCACGGCGTGCTGACCGGCTTCTCCATCGGCATCAAGGGCGCCCGGGTCATCAAGTCCGAGTCGGCCCCGAACGGCGCGATCGTCGACGGCGCGATCATCGAGACCTCCCTGGTGGACCGGCCCGCCAACCCCGAGTGCCTGCTCGAGCTCGCGAAGTCCGACGACGCCGGGCTCGTCGCGCCCGTGCAGGAGCAGGCGCTCCTCGAGGGCACCGAGGCGGTCGCCGAGGCCGTCACCCCGGAGGCCGCGCCGGTCGTCGTGGACCTGACCGCCGACGAGGCCGTCGTCGCCGTCGAGGCCGCCCCGGAGGCCGCGCCCGTCCTGCAGGCCGCCTCCGACGTCCGCGCCCGCGCCAGCGAGGTCCTGATGGCCCTGTCGTCCATCGGCCTCAAGGCCGACACGATCGACAAGGCCGAGGGCGACGAGACGTCCGACATCGAAGGCGCGCAGGAGGCCATCGCCGCCATCGCCCGGCTCATCCAGTCCGAAGCGCAGGGCCTCGCCGACGGCAACATGGGCGAGGCCGGCGACATCGGCTGCCTCCTCGAGGCCGTCTCCGCCCTGCGCTGGTTCATCGCCCGCGAGCAGGACGAGGAGGGCGCATCCTCCTCGGTCTTCATGGCCGACGACGCCGAGACGGCCAAGGCCGACGAGCAGGCCACCCCCACTTCCGCGGCGCCCGACGAGCAGCCCGTCGCCGCGGCCAAGACGCAGGAGCCCGACGCTCCCGCACCCGCCGCCACCGCCGAGACCAGCGAGCCCACCGGTGGGCTCACGGTCGAGAAGGTGCAGGCGCTGATCAAGGAATCGATCGAGGAAGCACTGACAGAGGTCACCAAGTCCCACGAGGCAGAGACGAGCGCTCTGCGGGACGAGCTGGCGAAGGTCAAGGCGCAGCCGATCCCCGGTGGCCCCGTCCGGGTGCCCACCATGCAGCACAAGTCCCAGGCGATCGACCACGACCGCCAGCTCCTGCTGAAGAAGGCAGAGCAGTACGACCAGGCGGCCGAGTCCACCACGGACCGGTCCCTCGCCGAGGGATACCGGCAGCTCGCCCAGGCCGAGCGCGAGAAGGCGCTCCGCTGACCCCCAGCACCACCCACCCACGTTCCCGCGAAAGGGGATGACATGTCAGGCTCCAAGCTCGAAGAGATGTTCGGCACCGACAACCCGGCCGAACTCGCCACCAAGTTCGACGCCTTCCAGAAGGCGATGATGGAGGCCCCGAACACCGCCAAGGGCGACCGCACCCTCGGCTCCCACGAGTCCGGCGCGACCGTCCTCGCGAAGGCCGAGACGAACGCCGCGCAGATGACGCGCCTGCTCGGCGACGAGACGCTCGCCAAGGCGCTCTCGGCCGACCAGGTCGCCTCCATCACCTCCGCCCTCGAGCAGGCGAACGTCCAGAAGGACTTCACCCTCACCAACCCACTCTCCACCGGCTACGTCGCCTACGACCTCGAGGCGCCCGCCAAGCTGATGTACCCGAAGCCGACGCCGCTGCGGAACAAGTTCCCGCGCGGCAAGGGCATCGGCACGGCGCACCAGTACAAGCGCATCGACGGCATCAGCGGCACCGTGGGCGGCCCGAAGCCGCTGCGCCCCGGCATCACCGACACGACCTCGACGGCGTTCGGCAGCCTGAACCTCAACCGCGGGCAGAAGATCAGCTACGCGGGCTCCGAGGCGACGGTGCCGTACCTGCAGTTCGGCCTCTCGGACTCGGTGCCGTTCTCGGCGCAGTTCGCCGGGCAGGGCTTCATGGACGCCCGGTCGGTCTCGCAGGCCTCGGTGCTCTACTCCTCGATGCTGTCGGAGGAGCGGCTGCTCCTCGGCGGCCGCGGCACGGCGTCGCAGTTCTCCGGCGCGCTCGCGCAGCCGACCGGCGTCACGGCCGCCGCGCGGTCCGCTGCCGGCGGCGAGGTCGGCCTGTCCGGGGTCACGACCTCGGTCTACGTCAAGGTCACGGCCACCACGGTCTTCGGTGAGTCGGTCCTCTCGGCCGCCGTCACCGTCGCCGCCAGCAACGGGCAGGTCGTCGACGTGACGATCCCGGACGTGACCGGCGCGACCGGCTACAACGTCTACGCCTCCACCGGCGCCTCGGACCCGGGCGACGCCGCACGCTGGCTCGCCGCGACCGGCGGCTCCAACGTCGTCACCGTGCAGGGCCCGCTGCCCACCAGCGGCACCGCGGCGTCCACGGTCACGGCCGACACGTCCGCGTCCGCCATGGACTACGACGGCATCCTCGCGATCGTCTCCGGCGCCCAGTCCGGCTACGTCAAGCGCCTCAACGCCGCCTTCGGCACCGCCAACCCGGGCGCCGAGTTCCAGACGGCGTTCGCCACGATGTACGGCAACAACCTCGCCGACCCCGACGAGGTGCTCATGAACGGCTTCGACCGCAAGCAGCTGTCGGACCTGCTCAAGACGGCGTCGGCCACCGGCTACCGCCTGACGATCGACAACGACGGGACGGGCGGCAACAAGCTCGGCAACATCGTCACGGGCCTGCAGAACGAGGTCACGGGCAAGCTCGTGGACCTGACGGTGCACCCGTACATGCCGCAGGGCAACGCCCCGATCCTGTCGCACACGCTGCCGTTCGGTGACAGCAACGTCGACAACCTCTGGGCCGTCAAGAACGTCCAGGACTACATGGCGATGCAGTGGCCGATCATCCAGAACTCCTACGACACCAGCTCGTACTGGTTCGGGACGTTCTTCTGCTACGGCCCGAAGTGGCAGGGCATCGTCCAGGGGATCAAGAAGGCCTGACGATGGGCCTCCCCGCGCCCGTCAAGGCGATCCTGCAGGCCAAGAAGACGCAGGCCGAGCAGGACCGTGTGGCCGCGCACGCCGCCGGTGTCACCACCGTCGAGTGCATGGCTGCCCGGCAGAAGCAGGACTGCGACCGGATGGCCGCATTCCACGCGGACACGCTCACCTGAGCGGTCCCACTCCTCGCGCGAGGAGCCCCCACCCATGAATCGGGTCGGGGGCTCCTTGCGTACCCACCCCTCGCATTGGAGGACGAGAGATGACCGAAGCGTTGCAGGACTTCATCGCCCACATCATCGACGACCTTCGGCGCACCCCGCGACAGAGCGACTTCATCCTCGTCGCCTGACAACATCCACCAATCCCCCTGTGCCCCAAGGAGATTCGTCGTGCCGCTCGTCTGCCCAGAGTGTTACCGGCCGGTGAAGGTCAAGCCGTCCGCGAAGGAGGGCCGCTGCCTGCGGCACCGCCCGAAGCCCCGCAAGCGGCGCCGGGTGCGCCTGGAGCCCTCCGCCGAGCTGACGGGCGGCTGGTGATGGCGCGCCGGATGCTCGCCCCGGACGGGGCGGTCATGCAGACGGACGTCAAGCAGCCCGGCGGCGCGGTCCGCCGCTACACCGCCCAGCACGGCGGGGTCTACACGGTCTCGGACTCGGACGCGCGCGCTCTGGCGGCGAACGGTTTCACGGAGGCCTCCGCGGCGGGCGCGTTCACGCGCTCGTCTGGCCGGCGCTGCACCTCGTGCGGTTTCGGCTCGTTCTTCACTACCTGTTCCCGCTGCGGCGGGTCCTGCGAGAAGGAGTAGCACCATGTCCGAGACCCCCAAGGCCACCCCGGCCGACGTCGCCGCCGCCTCGAGCACCCCGAGCACCCCGAGCGCCCCGGCCGAGCCAGCCGCCGCCCCCACGCCTCCCGCCGCACCGGCCGCCCCCGAGGCCCCCAGTGAGCCCGCCGGCCTCTGCGAGCTCTGCTTCCCCAACGGCCTCCCCGAGGGCTACACCAGCGCAGGCTGCGAGCACTCCGCATGACCACGGTGGCGACCACGGCACAGCCCGGGGACTACTTCGTGGTCGCCACCACCGGCTGGGAGGCATCCGTCATCCGCTGGGCCGAGCGACACAATGTCAACCCCGTCGACCGGGCCGGCGCCTGGGCCAACCACGCCGGGATCATCGGCCCGGACGGCACCACCTGGGAAGCCCAACCCCAGGGCGGCTTCAAGCCCGGGCACCTCGACGCCTACGCCGGCTGCCACATCGCGTGGAGCTCGCGCCCGCTGACCGACGCCCAGCGCGCCGAGGCCCTCGCCGTCGCCATCAGCCTCGAAGGCATCCCCTACGGCTGGCTCGACATCCTCGCCCTCGGAGCCTCCACCCTCGGCGCCGTCCCCGACCCCGTCTGGCACCGCCTGAACCGGCCCGACCGGCTCATCTGCTCCCAGGCTGTCGCGCACATCTACCGCGCCATCGGCGACCCCCTCACCGCCGGCCCCGACTGCCGCGTCACCCCGGCACACCTCGCGCGCCCCTCGATCCTGACAGGAGCCAAGCCGTGACCGAGCCCATCATCGTCACCCCGGCCCCAGACCAGCCGGTCATCGTCACCCCCGCCCACGACCAGCCCACCACCAACCGGTACGTCGTGCACTACCCGGAGCACCCGCCCCGCGAGTCCGACCCGCACTACAAGGACTTCGAGCACCTGCACCGGCTCTGGAAAGCCGACCCCGAGAAGTGGCGCTGCACCATCGGCGCCGCCCGCGACGACTTCTCCGAGTGCGACCTGACCAAGCCGCTCGAGCTGCACCACTCCCACGTCGAGTTCTCCATGCAGAACGGCGTCGACCTCGCGTGGCTCGCGGCGGCCTACCCCGGCATCGACGACCCCGACGAGATCGGCGCGTGGGTCGAGTCCGCGATGAACCTCATGATCCTGTGCGTCCGCCACCACCGCGGCCACGGCGGCATCCACCACGCCTCAGCCGCTGACTACGAGGCCGAGAAGTACGTGAGAGGGCTGATCCAGCCGTGACCGTGCAGCCCGCCTACAACCGCACCATCCCCGACCGCACCATCGCCTACATCACCCGCGACCAGTACCGCTGCGCCCCCACCGCCATCGACACCCAGAACCTCATCCGCGGCGGCACCCAAGAAGACCAGGACGCCGAGCTCGACCGGATCATCATGCAAGCCTCCGGATGGTGCGACGGATGCGCCGAACAGCCCCTCACCGCCCAAGCCTCCGTCGAGACGATGCGCGCCCCCGTCACCACCGACGGCCGCCTACGCCTCCACCCGCGCCAGCACCCCATCGTCGCCGTCACCGGCGCCTCCTTCGGCCCCGACCCCGCCAACCTCTCCACCCTCAACGACCTGTCCGGCGTGTGGGTCGAGAACCAGACCGTCACCCTGCCCCTCACGGCGACCCTCGCCCGCGGCTGGACCGGCCCGCTGCAGTTCGGCACCGCCCAGCCCGGCTCCCGCGTCCACGTCGCCCTCTCCTACGTCGCCGGGTACGCCGTCACCACCCTCACCGGGGCACTCACCGCCACCGCCACCATGCTGCCCGTCAAGGACCCCACCGGCTTCATGCCCGGCCAGCTCGTCCGCGTCCAACAGGGCGGCGCCCCCACCGGGCAAGGCACCAGCCAAGCCACCCTCACCCAAGCCTCCGGCATCGTCGCGTCCGTCGACCTGGTCGGCAACACCGTCACCCTCACCGGGCAGATCGGGGCCGCGTTCGCCGCCGGCGCGGCCGTCACCACGATGCCCGACGAGGTCGAGCAGGCCTGCATCTACGTCACCACCGCCCTGCTCAAGCAGCGCGGCACCGGCGCCCTCGTCATGCGCGGCGGGAACGCCTCGGCCACCGTCAAGAAGGACGGCGACGAGCCCGGCGCGGAAGAGTTCGACATCGCCGAGGCCATCCTCGCCCTCTACCGCCCGGTCGTGCCGTGAGCCGCGCGTCAGTGCGCGCGGCCGTCGCCGCCTACCTGCAGCCGCCCGCCGTCCCCGGCCTCAACCAGCTGCTGCGCACCCAGCCGAAGGACCTGCAGGGCATCGAGTTCACCTCCGGCGCCCCCGGGGAGACCTCCGGCGCGATCGGGGCCCTGTTCATCGAGGCCCAGTCGGAGAAGACCGAGGCAGTCGACGGCGCCGGTGGCGGGCGGCTGACCACCTACCAGGTGGCCGTGCAGGTCTTCCACCGCTCCGTCGAGCCCAAGGCCGAAGACGCCATGGACCACTTCGACTCCGTCATCGACGCCCTCTGCCTGCGGCTGCGCTCCGACCCGAACCTCGGCCTCACCCAAGCCCAGGCGTGGGCGCAGGGCCTCATCTCCGGCGCGTACGAGTCGCTGCAGGTCGAGTTCGGCGAGCCGGAGCTCGGCAACGCCGACGGCGGCTACGTCGACACGTGGGGCGTCGTCCGGTTCCCCGTCCTCGAGTGGAACCAGCCCACCTGACCCACCCGCCCCTCACCCACCGGCTGCGCGCACCCGCGTGCGGCGACCCGATGGAAGGACGCAAGGAATGAGCACGTACACGTACCACGGCGAGGCGGAGCTGCTCGTGCCGTTCACGCTCGACGGGCCCAAGGTCCTCGAGGCGGGCGAGCAGGTGCGGCTGCTGGACAGCGACACCTCGCTGGACGCGCACCCGCTCTTCACCAAGGACGGCGCCGACCACCCGCAGGCACCCGCCCAGGCGTCACAGGAGCCCGCCCAGGCCGCCCCCGAGCCCACCCCGGCACCGACACCCGAACCGGACCCCACCGTGGCCCCAGCGCCCGCACAGGAGCCCACACCCGAGCCGGAGCCGGAGCCCGCACAGACCCCCGAGCCGAACCCGGCATCGGACCCCGAGCAGGCGCCCGACGCGCCCGCCGAGCCCACCGCGTAACGCGCGGGGACAGCACGAAAGGTAGGCGTCAGCCATGACGAGCTTCGCAACCCTCAAGACAGTCGCCGGGATCGCCAAGGAGGTCACGCCGGGCAGCCCCGTCGCCGCCACCTCCTTCATCCCGGTCACCAAGTTCGACCCCGCCCCCAAGCAGGTCAAGCTCCTCGACAACGGCTGGCGCGGCAGCATGGGCGACCTCTACGGCATGCAGAACGGGCCCCGCTCCGCCGAGGTCTCCTTCTCCGGCCCCACCTTCGTCGACACCATCGGCTTCATGCTCACCGGTGTCCTCGGGGACCTCGCCACCACCGGCTCCGCCTCCCCCTACACCCACAAGGTCGGGCTGAAGAACTCCGGTGACGGCCAGCCCCTCACCTACACCCTCACCGACACCCAGGGCGGGCTGCAGTCCCGGCAGTACGCCGGCGCGGCGTTCTCCGAGGTCGGCTTCAAGTGGGACGCGTCCGGGCTGATGACCTACGACGCGAAGGCCGTCACCTGGATCTCCGGCACCACGACCGCGCCCACCCCCACGTTCGGCACCACCATCCCGGTCCCGAGCTGGCTCGGGCAGCTGAAGTTCGGCGCGACCGCCGTCCCCAACGTGCAGGCCGCCGAGCTCACCTTCAAGCGGCAGTCCGCCGACCCCGTCTTCACCCTCGGCGCGCAGGACCCGTACGACATCATCGTCGGCGGCATCGAGGTCGACGGCAAGCTCACGTTCGTCGCGACCGACGAGACCCCGTACACCGCCTACGCGGGCAACACGAGCCCGGGCGCGCTCACCCTCGGCTTCTCCCAGGGCGCGAACGCGCAGGTCAACTTCACCGTCTCGCAGCCGTACTACGACGACGTGAAGCCGACCCGCGGCAAGTCCTACATCGAGTGGGAGGCCACCTTCAAGGCGGTCCTGAACGCGACCGACGTGGGCGCCTCGGGCGGCATGGGCCCGGCGACCGTCTCGATCATCAACGCCCTGCCGACCGGCACGTTCGGCTGACCTGCCCCGCCCCGGTGCAGGCGGTCCCCGGCCCTGTCGGCTTCGGGGGCCGCCTGCACTACCACCCGCACCCACCCCACCCGTACCCGCCTGTCCCCGAAGGGAACCCCGCATGTCCGAGCAGCCCACCTTCCCCACGCCCGAGACCGCCGTCGCCGCCATCGCCGACCTCGTCCAGTCCCAGCAGCCCGCCCCGGTCGAGGCGTCCCCCGTCACCTACGGCACCCCCGCAGGCGACGCCCCCGCAGCGCCCGCCGAGCCCGCCGCCCCCAGCATCGAAGCCCCCGCCGGCGGCCAGATGCTCACCCTCCCCTCCGGCCACAAGGTCGCCCTGCGCGGCACCCGCTCCATCCGCAACCGCGATCGCAAGCGCCTCTTCGACGGCGTCGACCCCAACGGCGAAGACAAGCTCTCCGCCGGCTTCACCATCCTCGCCAACATCCAGAAGCTGCTCATCACCGCCTGGGACGTCCGCGACTTCGACGACGCCACCGGCCAGCCCATCGGCGACATCCTGCCCATCCCGTCCGCCACCACCGACGACGTCCTCGGCGGCCTGTCCATCGAAGACGCCGCCGCCCTCGACGAGCCCGCCCAGGCCGCCCAGAAGATCCTCCTGCCCAACTTCGAGCCCAGCCCGGACGACGCCTCCCCTACGCAGCCCTCGGCCGGCTGAGACGCGCACTCACCACCGAGGGGATCAGCCTCGAGATCCCGGAGGACTACGGCACCTACCGGATCATGCGGCTGCTGCACATGACCCACCCGGACCAGGTCGACGAGCTCCCCATGGAGTTCGCCGCCTGGGTCCTGCAGTTCCACGCCGCCGAGGAGCAAGCCCGCGCCGAGGTCGAGAAACGCGAAGCGGACAAGGCGAAGTAGCCAGGGGGTGAGCGGATGTCCTCCACCGGGAACGCCGCCGTCGTCTTCACCGGCGTCCGCGAGTTCGACGCCGCCCTGAAGGCGTGGACCGCACGGGCTGAGATGGGCGGGCGCCGCGCCGTGCAGAAGACGGCGCTCGCCCTCATCCGGCAGGCCAAGATCAACGCCACTGGCGAGCCACGCCTCGCCTCCAAGGGAACCCAGGGCCGAGACCCCGGCACCGGCCCGGGCGTCGTCACCGGCCGCCTCCGCAACTCCATCGTCATCACCGGGCAAGGCCCGACACCCGGCGGCGGCTGGGAGGCCACTGTCGCGCCGACCGTGAAGTACTCCCGGCGCCTCGAGCTCGGCTTCACCGGCACCGACTCACGCGGCCGGTCCTACAACCAGCGGCCCTACCCGTACTTCGGGCCCGCGTACCACTTCACCGTCCGCATCGTGGCCCCGCAGATGTTCCGGGCCGAGTGGCTCGCAGCCCAGAAGCTGTAGGCCGAGAGGGGACCTCCGTGAGCGAGATCCTGCCCCCCGTCGTCGCGCACCTGATGGGCGACATCAACCACTTCCGCGCGAAGATGGGCGAAGCCGACGCCATCATGAACAAGACCGCCGCGTCCGGGGCGGAGAAGTGGATGGCGTGGGGCAAGAAGGCCATGGTCGGCGGCGCCATCATCGCCGGGGCGGCTGCCGCGATCGGGGTCAAGCTCGTCAACGAGGCCAACGACTTCGACGCCCGCATGGAGCGCATCCACACGATGGCCGACGCCACCCAGGCCGAGGTCGAGGCGATGAAGTCCAAGGTGCTCGACCTGTCCTCGGCGACCGGCATCAGCGCCAACGACGTCGCCGACTCCCTCTACCACATCGAGTCCGCCGGCTACCGCGGCGCGATCGCTACCGACGTCCTCACGCAGGCGATGCACCTGTCCATGATGACCGGCGCGAACGCCGCCGAGACCACCTACGGCCTCACCTCCATCATGCAGACCTACGGCGCGAAGCAGGGCGAGGCCACCAAGTACGCGGCCCTCTTCAACGCGACCGTCGGCGCGGGTGACATGACGATGGAGGCGTTCAACCGGTCCGTCGGCACCGGCTACTACTCGGCCGCGCAGACCTTCGGCGTGTCCGCCCAGTCCGCCTCGGCGGCGCTCGCGTTCATGTCTGACCGTGGCGCGCACGCTGACGAGGCCGCGACCCGCCTGCGGATGACCCTCGCCCTGATCGCCGCACCGTCGGCGAAGGCCGCCGGGCTGCTGCGGTCCATCGGCCTGTCCGGCGGGGAGGTCAAGGCCTCCACGACCGCCATGACGGCCGCGCTGCAGAAGGCGCACCTGACGACCGTGTCCCTCGCCGGCGACCTGCACAAGCCCGACGGGCTCTACGTCGCCCTCAAGCACCTGCAGACCGCCCTCAAGGACTCCGGCCTGTCCGCCGAGGCCGCCAACGCCCTGCTGTCGCACGCCTTCGGTGGCGGCAAGTCCGACGCCACGATCCTCGCGATGCTCAACAACCTCGACACCCTCAAGACCAAGTATGGGCTCGTCGGGCACGGCATCAGCCAGTACGGCGAGCACGTCAAGTCCGCCCAGGCCACCGCGAAGGTCCAGACCGAGGCCGCGAAGGCTTCCCTGCACAACCTCGGCATCGAGGTCGGCGAGGTCCTCTCCCCGTACGTCGCCACGTTCATGGGGTACATCAAGAAGGCGTCCGACTACCTCGGCCAGCACAAGGACATGGTCAAGCTGCTCGCGGCCGTCCTCATCGGCGTGTTCGTCGTCGGGCTGCTCATGGCCACGGCCGGGCTGATCGCGTTCGTGGGCGCGTTCATCGCCGCGAACTTCGTGGTCTTCGCGTGGATCGTCATCATCATCGCCGTCGTCGCGGCCGTCCTCTACGTGTGGACGCACTGGAAGCAGATCTGGGGCTGGGTCGTCGACCACGCCAAGCAGGTCGGGCACTGGCTCTCCGGCATCTGGGACGAGGTCAAGGCCGTCATCGTCTCGAAGTGGAACAGCGTCGTCGACTTCTTCAAGAAGTGGTGGACGCTGCTCCTGGCCATCTTCTTCGGCCCGATCGGGCTGCTCATCTACGCCTGGAACCACTTCCACACCCAGATCATGAACACCGCCACGACCGTCTGGAACGCCATCGCCGCGTTCTTCTCCAGCGTCTGGCACACCGTCACCGACCCCATCGTCGCGGCCTGGCACACGGTCGCCGAAACCACCTCGCGCATCTGGAACGGCATCACCACCTGGTTCAAGAAGTGGTGGCCGCTGCTGCTGGTCGTGTTCTCGCTCCCCCTCGCCCTGCTCATCGGCGCCTGGAACCGGTGGCACGCCCAGATCATCAACGCCGTGCGCATCGCCTGGACCTTCGTCCTCGGCTACTTCAAGACCATCTGGTCGACCATCTACTCGACCGCCGTCGCCGTCTGGAACGGCTTCCAGAGCGTCGTCGTGACCGTGCAGACAGCCGTGCACGGCTTCCTCGTGATGATCTGGAACGCCATCTGGGGCTTCCTCAAGACGACCTGGACCGTCATCACCGCCGAGGCCAAGGCGCTGTGGACCCTCTTCGAGCGCAACATCGTCGACCCGGTGGTCAGTGCGTACCACTTCGTCGTCTACTGGCTCGAGGTGATGGGCGCGCAGGTGCGCCGGATCTTCTCGATGGCGCTCGGCGTCGCGCGCTCCATCTGGAACGGCTTCTACGCGGTCGCTGTGCAGCCGGTCATCAACGCCGCCCACGCCATCTGGACGTGGATGAGCAACATCGGCAACAGCGTCCACGACGGCTTCTGGCACATCATCGACCAGGTCCGCAACCTGTGGAACGAGTTCTGGAACATCGGCGGCTACATCATGTCCGGCCTCTGGTCCGGCATCACCCGATGGTTCGGCACCATCCGGGACGGCGTCGGGAACTTCCTCAACGGGATGCTCGGCTGGGCCAAGTCGATCCTCGGGATCGCGTCCCCGTCGAAGGCGTTCCGCGACGAGATCGGCCAGTGGATCCCCAAGGGCGTCGCCGTCGGCATCGACCTGCACAGCCACGTCGCCGAGTCCTCCGTCGCCGGGATGGCCGCGAAGCTCAAGGCGGCCGGGCAGGTCGCGCTCACCTCCGGGATGTCCATGCCGGCCCTGAACGTCTCGCAGCAGGCGACCGTCGGCGCCGTCAACGCCTCGAGCGTCAACGTCGTGCACGCCAACATCCAGGTCGAGGCGAAGGTCGACAAGGACACCCTGTTCCGCACCACGCAGCGGCAGTCCCTGCAGTACCAGAAGCGCAACGGCACGCCCGCGTTCTCCCTCTGACCCGACCCCACCCGAGCCGTCACGGCTCCGCGCCCACGGAAAGGGGCCCACCCAGCATGAGGTACACCTTCGGAGGCGGACCCGACGAAATGGTCGTCAAGCCATGGGCGGGGAACTCGAACGTCTACCAGGCGCTCCCGAACCAGACGGGCGGGTCGTGCTGGTCCGCGCAGACCGGCGGCACCCAGTACGCGGACCTCATCGACCCAACCACCGGCGTCGCGCCGACCACTGGGGCGTCCACGGACGCGAACGGCTTCTATGTCGTCCTGCAGGGCCCGGACGACGTCGAGGGCATGTGGTTCGACTTCGGCAACGGCCGCCGCTACGTCAAGGGCCGTGAGGTTGGGACGCTCGCAGTCGGCGACGGGCGCTACTCGAAGAAGGACGACATCGTCTTCCGCGCCAAGGATCACGGCGTCGTCTGGGATGGTGTCACCGAAGACACTGCGGCCCTCAATGCGCTCCTGAACATCGCGGCCGGCGTCGGGCCGGTCGAGCTACCCATCGGCACCGGGCTCATCGGTGCGACCGCGAGCCTCCTGATCCCGCCGAACACCGAACTGCGCGGGCATGGCGACCAGTCCATCCTGCTGATCGCAGCCAACCCCGTCGTCAGTCCGATCACGAACTCAGTGAACGCTGGCTATGCGAACGTGTGGCTGCACGACTTCAAGATCGACGGCAACAAGGCGGCTATCGCGTCGGCCACCAGCGGTAACCCAGACGTCAACGGCACTGCGGGAACTGGCAACAACACCGCCATCTGGCTCTCGTCGGCGGACGCGACTCCCGCCACGAACATCGCCGTGGACCGGGTCACCCTCATCAACAGTTTCCGGCTCGGCATCGTCCTCCAGAACGTGCAGGGCGGCCGGGTCCACCAGTGCACCGTCACCGGCAATAACCGCGACGGCATCACCCTCTACTACAACTGCCAGAACGTGTCCGTCACCGACAACCGTGTCAGCCAGTGCGGCGACGACCATATCGGCTTGAACGCAGAGAACGGCACCTCGCAGGGTCACACCCTCAGCGACATCGTCATCCGCGGCAACCGCATCCTCGGCCCGTCGCCCCGCAACAAGGGCAAGGGCATCGCAGTGCGTGGAGCTGCCAAGGTCAACGTGACCGGAAACGTCGTCGACTCGGTGAGCGAGACTGCGATCTACCTGTCGAACTGGAACAGCTCGAACCTTGACCGGGTCACGGTCACCGGGAACACGGTCTACAACGCCGGGTCGGGCGGCTCGTCCAACAAGTACGGAGTCCTGGCCCAGGCCAACAACGCGAACACGACGATCGCGGGCCGTGGGAAGATTACGCGGCTGACGATCTCGGGCAACACGATCAGTTCGAGCGGCGCGGACGGAATCCTCATCGATGATGCCCCGTCTGGGTCGACGCCGTCCGGGTTTACGGGCGCGGTCGACGGCGACATTCAGCACGTCACGATCTCCGGAAACTCAGTCACTGACAACGCCGGCAACGGCGTGTGGATCGGCTCGAGCCCCGTGAACGATGTGACGATCTCGGGGAACAACTGCTCGAACAATACGCAGAGCGGCATCGCGGTCATCGGCTCCGCTGGACCGACCCCGCACAAGCGGGTGTCGATCACTGGCAACATCGCCAACACCAACAGCGTCAACGGCATTAACGTCGACACTGTCGCCGTGCTGTGTGTGACCGGTAATGTCGCCGCGAACAATACCTCGACCGGGCTGCGCATAGCGACGATCACCCTGGCGTGCCAGTTCTTCCCGAACACGATAAACGGCAACTCGACCCCCATCACCATCTCGGGCGTCGCCTCGACCATCGTGTCTCAGCAGTACGCGAACTCGGGCCTCACCTACGGCAAGGCCACCACTGGCGCCACTGCTGCCGGCGTGGCGACGGCGCTGAACTCGCTTGGGCTGATCGGCGTCCCGTCGTTCCGCACCGTCATCACCGGCAACTACACGGCGACCACGACTGACAGCGTCATCGCGGTCGGCGCGATCACGGCAGGCATCACGATCACCCTGCCGGCCGCGTCGTCGATGCCGACCGGGGCCATACTCGTCATCAAGGACGAGAACGGCAACGCCGCGACGAAACCCATCCAGATCAACGCCGCCACGGGTGACGGGATCGACGGCTACTCGGCGACGACGATGCCGCCCATGTCGACGAACTATCAGGTGGTGCGCCTCTACGCACGCGGATCGACCGGCTGGGCCATCGCCTGACACGGCGCCCGCTCGATCATGTGGCGGGCGCGTTCGATGCCGACGCCGACACGGTAGCCGACGGCGAGGCACGCAAGCACGAGTAGCCAAGTCATGCCTGTCAGTACCCGACGGGCGCGGCTTGATACATAGCGAAGACCCACCCCCGGCGCGGGCACGCCGAGGGTGGGTCGATGGCTCAGAGACGCCAACAACGTCTCTGATACATCCCACCCAACCACACGACCGCGAAGGCCGGGAGCCCGCATGCCTCCACACGGACACCTCCCCGCCCCACTCGTCATAAGGAGAGCGGCCTGATGCCCATCCTCGCCCCCGGCACCCGCACGCCCGCACTGCTCGCCTCAACCGCCACCCGCACCAACCTGTGCCCGGACCCCTCCGGCGCGGGCGGCGCGTCCTCCCCGGCGTGGGCCCTCTCGACCGGGACGACGTGGCAGGCCACGGGTGGCAACCTCAACCCCGCCTGCTGGCAGATCGTCGGCTCCGCCACCGGCTCGTCGACGAACTACCTCGCCTCGGCCAGCGGCGCGCCCCTCGGCGTCGTCGCCGGGCAGGTCGTCACCATCTCCTGCTCCGCCAAACGCGGCGTCGGCGCCTCCAACCTGCGCCTCTTCGCCGAGTCCACCTTCGGCGGCACCGTCGTCGCCGGCTCCGACGTCACCCGCACCCTCACCGGCGCCTACGCCACCCACTCCACCACCTTCACCATCCCGTCCGGCGTCACCCAGATCTGGCTCTTCGCCGCCATCGCGTGCGTCACCGTCAACGACTCGATCCTCGTCGGCGACTTCCTCGTCGAGGTCGCCGACGCGGCCGGGTCCTACTTCGACGGCGACACCCTCAACGCCACCTGGGCCGGCACGGCCAACGCCTCCACCTCCACGCTGCTCGTGCTGTCCCACAACTCGGCCCTGCCCGTCCTCGAGGTCGAAGCCTGGCCCGGCGTCTCCCCCACCCTCACCGGCGTCCCCGCCGCACAAGGCACCCTCCTCACCGACCGGGCAAAGGCGTTCAAGATCGCCCGCGGCCGCCAGTACGAGCTCGACCAGGACCAGGCCGCCACCGGCAGCCTCACCCTCAACAACCACGACGGGCAGGTCACCGGCGGCACCAACGGCTGCACCCCCATCACGAGCGCCCGCGTCCGCGCCAGCTGGAACGGCACCACCTACCCCGTCTGGACCGGGCAGATCCGCTCCTGGCCGCAGCAGGACGACAACCCCGGCATGGCCTGGTCCGACGCCGAGCTCACCGACACCTTCGAGACCCTCGCCAACCACGCCCTCGGCCCGATGCTCTACGAGGCCATCCGGTCGCAGACGAGCCCAGACCAGTGGTTCCCGATGAACGAGCCGCAGTCCTCCACCAGCATCGGCAACCTCGTCTCCGGGGGCCCCTCGGCGCCGCTGGTGTCGAGCAAGCTCGGGTCGGTGCCCTTCCAGCTCGGTGCCACCTCCGTGTTCCCCGGCACCTCCGAGACGGTCCTGTCGCTGGCCAACTCGACCGGCGCGACGAACAAGGCCAGCCAGTACCAGATGATCGGGCCGCAGAACCCGGGATCCGGCTACTCGCTGCCGTTCCCGTCGACGTGGAGCATCGGGATCTTCGTCCGCATGACCGCGGGCGCGAGCGTCGTCTGGTCAGCCCTCGACCAGGACGGCACGGTCATGGCAACCCTGACCGTGGACGCGGGCGCCCATCAGATCCAGCTGACCGCCCGCAACGGCGGCCCGGGCGGCGCCAACAGCGGAGCCACCGCGAGCGCCCCCGCAGCCCAGCTCTCCCAGGGCATGTTCGTCCACGCCGGGTACGACGGCACCTACCTGTTCTGCGACGCCTACTTCATGACCGGCACGGGCGGCCTGTCGGCGTTCCCCGGCTCGGTGGCGGCCCCGAACGTGACCGGCACGTCCCGGTGGGTGGCGTGGGGTCAGGCGTTCCGGTCGGACGGGATGGTCCTGCAGTCCTCCAACGCCGACATGCAGCTGTGCCACGGGGTGATCTGGACGACCTCGCCGCCGACCCGGCAGGGCAACGCGGTCATCCTCATCGCGACGGCAGGCCTGCTCGCCTTCCAGAACTACAACAGCCACGCCCAGACGGCATACATCGCGGAGTACTTCTCCGGGCTCCCGGGGCTGGCCGGGGATGCCGGCGACGGTGCGCTGCTCGGGCAGGTCCGCGACACCAACAAGACCGCCGCCCTCGACGCGATCCGGCAGGTCACCCTCGACTACCTCGGCCGGATCTTCATGTCCAAGGACGGGCAGCTCACCTGGCAGTCCGTGCACCACGGCATGGGCAAGGCTACCCAGTGGACCGTCGGCGGCCACACCGGCGAGCAGCCCTACACCGCCGCGCCCGCGTTCGGCTACGACCCCACCTACGTCTACAACGACGTGCAGGTCCAACGCCCCGACAACCACGGCGTCGACCAGCAGACCTCGAGCACGAAGGCGATTGCCCGGGCCACCGACCCCGACTCGCAGGCCGCCTACTTCCAGCGGGTCCTGCAGGTCGACTCCAACGTCAAGGCCGACCCGGACGCCCTCGCGCTCGCCCAGTACCTCCTCGCCCGCTACAAGCAGCCGCAGATGCGCGTACAGACCGTACGTTTCGAGCCGTCCGCGAACCCGAACCTGTGGCCGTTCGTGCTCGGCGCCGAGCTCGGCGACACCCTCACCCTCAACCACCGCGCCCTCGGCCGCCCCGACATCAGCCTCACCCTCGCCATCCAGCAGATCAGCCACGACGTCGACGCCGCAGCCGGCACGTGGGTCACCTCGATGGAGCTCGCCCCGTGGAAGTCCGACTGGGCCCTCGCCGCGATGCACACCACCGTGGCGGCGACCGTCGCGGCGGCCGTCTCGAGCATCACCCTCAACCCGCTGCCGGACTCGGCGAGCAACTCGGCCGAGCAGTCCCTCGGGGTGGGCACCACCATCACCCTCTCCCCGGGGACGGCGAACGCCGAGACCATGACGATCCAGTCCGTGGCCTCCACCCCCACCGCGGGCGCCACCGGCTACACGGGCATCACCGTCGGGTTCACCGCGCCGACCAGCTACCCGCACACGGCCGGCGACGTCGCGTGCGACCCGCTGCCGGCCGGGGTCACCGACCCCACCACCTGGGACCCGTTCTCAGTGCTCGGCTCCACCACCGTCCTGTCCATCTGACCCCGAGAGGAGGGCCCGATGGGCTCCGTCCCCACCCCCCGCACCTTCGCCGCCGGCGAGATCGAAACCGCCGCCTACCTCAACAGCCTCGGCGCGGTGCTCAAGTTCATGCAGAACCCGCCCCGCTGCTGCGCCTACGCCGCCTCCAACACCAACCTCAACAACAACGCCTTCACCACCATCAACCTCGACGCCGAGGCGTACGACACCGACGGCATGCACGACGTCACGCTCGCCAACTCCTACAAGGTGACCGCGCAGACGTCCGGGCTCTACCTCGCGATCCTGCAAGTCCAGTTCGCCAACGTGAACACCGGCTCCCGCGCCACCATGCTGCGCAAGAACTCCGGCGGCAACTCGACCAACGGGACGCTCATCGCCACCTCCCAGGACGTCAACGGCGGCAACCTCGGCTCCATCTTCACCATCAGCGCCGACGTGTACCTCGCCGCCGGCGACACCCTCGAAGCGTTCGCCTACCAGAACAGTGGCGCCGCCCTGACCCCCGGCGTCGACGCAGGCGCCGGCGCGACGTTCATGTCGGTGCGATGGGTCGCAGTCTCATGACCGCCCCGCAGGACGCCGTCGACTGGTCCACCCCAGAGGTCGTCCGCGCCATCAACCGGCTCTCCACCTCCATGGAACGCTTCGAGGAGTCCGTCGAGACCGCGTTCGTCGGCCTCGACCAGAAATACGTCCCCCGGGACGTGCACACCGCCGCGCTCGAGCTGCTCGCCGCCCGCATCAAGGTCCTCGAGGACGCCCGCGTCAACGGCAGCACGTGGCTGCGTGACCTCATCGCGCCGCTCGTCACGGGCCTGACCGTCGGCCTGTTCCTGTTCCTGCTCAGCCACGGCCTCAGGGCGTAGACCGTGGTCGCCGTCGTCGTGGCCGCGTGGGCGTGGGCGCTCGCCCAGTGGCCGCAGGTCTACCCCAACCTCATCGCCTCCGGCATCTGCACCGGCGCCCTCTGGATCAAGATGCACCTCGCCAACCGGCGCCTGCACGCCGCCAACGAGCGCCTCCACGACCGCCTCGACGCCCTCCACCACCACCTGACCCGCGAACAGCGGGCGAAGGAGCAGCCATGACCCTCAACGGCATCGACGTCAGCCGGTACAACGCGGCCGCCCAGATCGCGTCCTGGCTGCCCCACATCGACTTCGGCCTCGTGTGCGCCTCGCAGGGCACCTGGCTCGTCGGGCCCGCGCACGCCGCCCAGGTCGCGCAACTGCGCGCCGCGGGCAAGCGGGTCGGCCACTACCACTACGCCGAGATCCGCGACGGCGGGGTTGCGGCGGCCAACTACTTCCTCGACAACGCCCGCCCGCAGCCCGGGGACGTCCTCGCGCTCGACTGGGAACCGTTCGGCCAGTCCGGCGCCGGGACGATGGCCGCAGGCCGGTACGTGCGCGACTTCGCCGTCACCGTGCACCAGCGCACCGGCGCATGGCCCTGGCTCTACAGCGAGGACTTCCACCTCGCCCAGCTCGTGTCGACGGCCTCGAGCGCGGACCTCGCCGTGATCCGCGCCATGCCGCTGTGGAAGGCCGGCGTGAGCAACACCTACCTGCACGTCGCGTCCGCGCCTGCGTTCCGGGGCTCGGTCTACGGGTGGCCGGCCATCACCGGCTGGCAGTGGTCCGACCTGCCGCTCGACCTCGACGTCTTCTACGGCTCGGGCTCGACCTGGGACCTGCTCGCCATCCCCCACCCGCACACCCCCACCACAGCACCCACCACGGCGTTCTCGCCGATCCCGGCCGCGCTCACCGTCGGCGGCGTCACCACCCCCACCCAGGAGGACGAAATGAAGCTCATCACCGCACCCGGACGCCCCTGGGCGATCCTCAACGGCGGCACGCTCACCCAGATCCCCGGCGGCGTCCCCATCGCCGACTACGTCGCCCTCGGCCTCGGCAACTGGCCCACCACCATCTCCACCACCCTCTACGACACCCTCAAGGGAGCCTGACATGTTCGCCAGCATCGAAACCAAGGTCATCGCCGCAGCAGCCGGAGCCGGCGGAGGCGGGGCCATCTCCGGGGCCATCCTCTGGCTGCTCGGCGTCCTCATCTGGGGCGCACCCTCCGACGCCGGCCACGCCGTCGACGCGGCCGGAGCCGTTCCGGGGCCCGTCTCCGCGCTCATCGCGGTCGTCCTCGCCGTGCTCGGCGCCGTCCTGGCCGGATACGCGGCCCCGCACACCGACCGGCCCGACCTGACCGCCACCCCCATCGACCACTACCTGCGCGCGCAGGGCATCCTCTCCAGCCCGGCCAGTGCGCCGGCCCCGACGCCCGACTACGGCGTCACCCCTGACGTGCACCCCGTCGCTGCCACCTCGAGCCCCGACGTGACCGTGACCCCCGACGTGACGCCAGTGGAGACCCCCACCGCGCCGCCCGCGCCGCCCGCGCCGGTCACGCCAGCAGAGCCCGCGCCCGCCGAGCAGGTGCAGCTGGACGTGTCCTCCGTCGTCACCCCGCCCGCCGCACCCGAAGCACCCGCACCCCCGGCGAGTCCCGCCGCGCCCGCACCCCTGGCGTGAGATAGCCTCAAGCCACCCCTGTAGAGACGGCCCCCACCTTCGGGTGGGGGCCGTTTCGTCATGCCCGGATCTAGCGGCGACCGGCCAAGCAGTCGGCGCGGTCCTTGCCATACGTCGCGCCGCCGGCCTTGCCCCACTGGTTGAGGGTCTGCATCCGCGCCAGCGCATCCGCCCACGCACTCCCCGACGAGGCGCCCCGGTCGTTGACCATCGTCGACAGGTGGTTGATGAAGTCCTCCTCCGACCCGGCGAGTGCCTCCATGGCATGCAGCGCCCGCAGGCACGACGCGGGGGGCGCAGGCTTCACCACCGACACCACCGGATGCACCGCGCGCACCGACTGCGCCGACGCATGGCCGGCGCCCAGGTACACCCCGAGCGCCAGCGTGGCAGCGCTCACTGTGAGCCATCCCACGACGCCGAGACGGCGCCCACCGGAGCCGCCCCTACCACCCCTGATCCTCAT